AACTGTTGCTGATCGGGCATCTGCTACAGCAGTTGTTAATACTAAGCCTCCATCACTAGCCGTTCTTCCTTGAATATTTCCAACAACATCTAATTTGGCATCTGGCGAACTCGTCCCTATCCCTAGCCCTGTGCTGGTCAGGCGCATTTGTTCGGAGCCGTTTTGATAGAAAGCACGAAAGCCAGAAGACCCGCGAATATATTTATCAACAACTTGCGTATTGGTTACATCGTAAACAACCCATTCGTTGTCTGCTGTTAAACCAGTGCCAACTCGGTATACGTTTGCAGATGCATCGCTATTTGGCCCACTGATTTGAAGTGCAACAGATTGACCATTTGTAGATGTTGACCCAAGATTTATAAATCTAGAACCAAGACCTGACAGCCCCAAATTCGTCCCATCAAACGTCAGCGCAGACCCAGAGGTCAGCACTTTCGAGCCGTTGAGGTACGTCACGCCGTTGGCGGTGCCGCCTGACAGAGTCAAATTAGACGACATCGTTACGGCAGCAGCATTTACCGTACCCGTTAGAGTCGGAGAGCCTGCCAAAACATTGTTGCCAGTACCAGTGTTGGTAACACTGACCACATTCTTGCTGGCATCTAGTGCAAGCGCAGTTGATGCAGTCCCATACGCAAGATTCAAGCTCGTTGCAATAGCAGCAGTCGTAAAGTTGCCAGTAGATCCACCATCAACTTTCTGCCATACGCTGTTGTTAAAAACAACCCAATCTCCAACACCCCAGGTTGTTTCACCATTCAAGTTTGTTGAACCAGCAACGCTGACGACGTAGTAGTCGCCCTTTGTACCCGTGCTAGAAACAAGAGTTGGAGTGTTTGTAGAAGCGTTCCATGTGCCCTTGTAATCCAAAAATCCATCTAGGGCATTGATCTGTGATTGCAGACTTGCCAAGGTATCAAGCACACTCTGGCTAGTACCACCTCCATTGGTGATAACCTTGATGCGCTCTGCGAGATCAGGGGCAACAACCTCACCGACATTGATCTCACGGCCAGACGACAGGCCAATGATTAACGAACCATCAAAATCAATGCGGGCATCTACAACAGATATCCCATCTACACCATCTACACCATCTTTTCCGGGTGCGCCATCTTTACCACGAGGTCCGGGTGCGCCATCCTTACCCGGACGACCATCTTTACCATCGCGTCCATCACGACCATGAGCGCCATCACGACCATCTTTAATCGTTGATACGCGCTTTTCAAGAGCAGTGGTTACGCCATCGAACTTACCCTGTAGATCAGACTCGATCTTTTTAAGAGCTTGAATGACAAGTTGGACGTTCTCAGCAGCTTTGCGCTGCTGCATCGCTTTGATCTCAGATACAGAATTGCGAACAGCACTGAAAAGGTTGTCAGCAACACCGTCTACGTTAGCTTTATCAAAGACCTTATCGATTTCCATTTTGCAACTCCATATTCAGCTTTTCAAGAAAGTCGTTCTCTAGATCAACCACATCATTTTTTGCAGAACTCATCTGAAGTTCAACAATCTTGGTTTTGTTCTTGATGTCTGCCTCTTTGAGCATCAATTCGGCAATCTTAACCCTCTTGTCAAACTCACTTGACTCTTTTCCTTGGGGCAGATTAGTGGTGGTTGAGGCGATGACCTTAGCCTGTACCTCTTGCGGCATAAGCTGCGCCTCTGTGAGCAACTTCTGCGCTTCAGCACGGTTCTTCTCGGCCTGAGTCGTTTTGTCAGCAATTTGAGCCTGAGCAGCCTGAAGCTCCAACTGACGCGCTGCCATAGCCAACTGTTGAGCCTCTGGATCAGGCTGCGACATCTGATCAAGAGCAGCGATCAACTCATACCTGTTAGACAGGCTGGAGTTGTTCAAAATACCCTTCAAAATCAATGGCAGTACAGGCGTATTTGGACCCAAAGTCTGAAGTAGACCGATGAATTGCTGCTGTTCGTACTCCCGAGCAATGATGCCCAGCGTAGCAGTCGGGATGAACTTCATATCCACGCTCGGATACCGCTCAGGATCAAACTGCATGTACCTGAAAGCGGCCTTCTGGATGAACGGAATCAGGAAGTCCTCTTGGAAGTTCACCAGAGTACGCTTGTACTTCTTGATAATCGTCGCAACAGCGGTGGACATAGCCTGTCCGTCCCGTGCGCCGTTCGTTACCATGCCTTGGCTGTCCAGAGTACCCGTTGCTTGAAGCAACATACGCTCAAATTCTTGAGAAGTACGCAGATTATCTGGACTGGTTTGGCCGAACTTGAAGGGATAGAGGATCTCGGCTGGATTGCCGTTGACCATAAACGCTTTCCCGGGCTTAACCTCAAAGCGAGCGCCTCTCGGTAGTCGAGTAGCATCCATCCCCATCATGGGAGCGGTCGTCAAGGCCAGCGAATCCAGATGAGAACGGATCTGGGCGTCGATAGCCTTCTGCATGTTGTAGGACTTCTCGACAGTTCCCCTGCCCAGCAAGCGATTAGGGACCGTGTCGTCTTGGTATGCAAGTACCGGACGGTCCTTCATCATGTAAGGATTCTCTTCTGCCTTCAGAAGCATCGAGCCATTGGCGATAACTACGATGGCCTCGACCATATCGGTGTAGTCTTCGGCAACAGAGTCATCGGGAAACAGCACAACTGTCTCCGTATCCTTTTCTTGTAAGTATTCCCGAGGCACAAGACCGTAGTAGGTTAGCAGCAGAACCTTCTCATCTTGGTACTGGCTAGGCTCTTGGGTCGGCTCAAGGTCGGAATCCTCGTAGGTAGTCCCGATGTTGACCTTCTTGTAGATGCCTTTTTCGATTCCTTCGACGACTTTGTGGATCGAGACATACTTCTCGATAGCCACGCCCATGCAGTCATCAATAGAGGTACCGTTGGGGTCAAAAAGGAAGTTCTTGGGATTGACAGGATTCAGTTTGACAGCAACGCGAGACTTCTCGATGACGCCGATGGCCGCTTGTCCAGGCTGACCAGGGATTGGTTGGGTTGCTGGCTCAAAGACTTTCTCAGTCTTGACGATGATTTCACCAATACCAGTACCATAGATCTCTGCCATCAACTCAATCTGGTCGATTGACTTGCGGATCTTGTCTTGTTTAAAGTCCTCCATGAGCTGTGCCTTGAGCAAGGACACATCGAGAGGATTGCCGTTTACATCTTGGAGGTCGTCTTGGATGTCAAAGAACTCACCTTGACCAAAAATCGCCTCCATGATCTCTGCATGTCGGGTTTCTACGGCTTGTTGGGTAGCAGGAGTGACGATGCGGGAACGTTCTGAGTCACGGACTTTGTCTTCAGCGGCCCATTCGCCACGGAAGATGCGCTCGTATTCCAGCCAAGAATCTAGGAAGTTGGTGTTTCGGTAGTCACGCCACCGGTCACAGTGGTCTACGACAAATGCCGTCAGTTCTTTGTCGTTCTCTGTCGGCTCGTAGAACTCGTTTTGATCCATACTAGACTCCTGATATTACGTCGATAGGCTCCCAGCCATCATCAGCCTCTTCATAGTAGCTTGTCACAGCTAACTGGTCGATATAGCTGAGGGCGTCAGGCAGATCATCGTGTACCCCGACTGCGGGAAACATCAGAAGTTGGTCAACAAAGTCGTCCCAATTCTCTTCGTTGTTTAGCACTATTCTGCCGTGTTCAAACCGGCCTTGCAATGCCCATATGATTCTATCCGCTTTCTTGCGATTTCCGTGAGTTAAATCAACGATGTGCGAGAAGATATTGTTCTTCCGCATTAAATCGCTCAAATAGGGCAAAACGGCGTTTTTTAGCGCCCCACGCTCGATTCCGACACTTAACGGGCGGTAGTCCCGCATCTTCATCAGTATCTTGGTCGCCGTTTCCCGGATATCCCAACGTCCATGCTCAATCTCTTTGACGAACCATTTCCCGTCGTCAGTGACCTTGACCACCGCAATGGCCGACTCATCTAGCCGTTTTTTAGAGTTTGCAGCCTGTTTGGCCACTTCCTCAAAGCCAGCCAGATCAACGGCCACAAAGTAGCTGCCGTAGGACGGTTCTTCCCCGTATTTAATCCACTCTTCCTTAAATACATCTGAGCCAGCGTTGGAAAAGCTAGCCATGTACTCTTGCTTGAAAGCAAAGCTGGAGAGTGTTTTCTTGGCAGATTCGATCTCGTCAGGGTCGATCAGCGGGTTGTCTTTGGTCGTAAAGTGCCAGGACTTCCAGTCTTTATCGTCACCTTCTTGGCCCAGCTTCCACAGGTCGTGAAACCAGTTCCGACCCTTTGGTGTGCCAATAAAGATCGCTTTGCCCTTCTTATCCGACAAAGATGCTCGGATAACCTGCTCCCAGGCTTGGGGCTTGATGTCGGCAACCTCATCCAGAACCGCGAAAGTCAGGGACACACCCCGCAGGGTATCAGGGCGGTCAGCGCCTCGGACGTAAATTCTGGCCCCGTTTATCAGGGTAATGTCTAGGTTGTTGACGTTGGATGTCTGGATGACTTCCCGGCCAAGGTCTAGCAGTAGATCCCAGACGATCTGGCGGGACTGACCCATAGTTGGGCTGACGTATAGGACGGCTGAACCCTGTGGACAGCGTAGCCCCTCGATGATCAGCATGGTAGCGGCTAGCCTGGACTTCCCACACCTACGGCCAGCAGCGATGACCTTAAAGCGGGTTGGGTCTGTGTAGACCTCTTGTTGCCACGGTAGGAGTGAGAAATTGAGGTCAGACATCTTTGGGTTCTACGTCCTCAGCCTCGATAGTCTCTCCGACCTGAACGCCAATGCCTGAGATAGTAATGTTTACAGCACTACGTTGGGCACTGGTCTTCTCAAACAGGCTGACAGGAAGTGCGCGTTCCATGCACATCTTGAGCGCAGCCATCTGTTGGGGATGGTCGTCATTCATGGCGATGTCAATGACCTTGGCAACGACAGCCTCGCCCTTGGACTCCACCAGCATCTTCTTTAGCTCTTTGAGCCGCTGATACTCAGTCTTGGGTAAAACAGCAGGTGTTCTATAAGCCATAGTTCATTGTATAGCAAGCTATCGGATACCCCAATAGGGTAAACCATGATAGAGTGTCGTTACGGGGCTATGACCCAGCCCTCTATGCGGTTGAGCCGACCAAGTAGGATAAACGTGACGAACTGGGTGAGTCTCAAGTAGCCCCCTGCCAATGCTGTGAAGCACCGCAGGCCAGGTGAACAGGGCAAGCGACTCAGGCGCTAACAAGCGTAGTCTAGATAAACGAGAGGCTCCCTTGAAAAAGGACACACCCTCTACGGGTCCCTGTTCTTTTCTTCCCCACCAATCAGCCTAATCCATTTTTTTTTCGCCAGCAGCAGTGTGCGTTGGCAAAGGCTAAATTCACTTTTTCGGAGGGAGTGCGCCACCTACAAATTTTTCACACAGCCTCAGACCCTCCCCCCCCTGTCTCAAAAACACCACACAGTACAAACCCTACCTGTTGCACAAATACAACACAGGGTTCACCCTAATGTGGCATAAATACAACACTGTTGCGTAAATACAACACAGGGTTTTCCCTTAGGTAGAAACCCTAATAGGG